TCAGTAATTTGCAGCATTCTTTCTGTTCCTTAACGCTTCAATTTCATTTTCCTGTGCCAAAAACGTGACAGAACCAACGAATTTGTTTAAATGTTCGGCGCTGAGGTGGGCGTACTTTTTCACCATTTCCAGCGTTTCCCATCCACCCATTTCTTTTAACATCATCAACGGTGTTCCATTCTGAACATGCCAGCTTGCCCAGGTGTGTCGTAAATCGTGAAACCTGAAATCAGTCAGATTTGCCCGGGTAGTTGCCTGCTCAAAATCCTTCCTGTCGATGTCGCTGAGTTTTTCCCCGTTTACAGAGAAAACAAAATCGCACGTTTTTTCGCACTCACGTAAAATGCTGACTGCCTCATCGTTTAGCGGCAATGCGCGGGCGCGGCCTGATTTTGCATTTTCCGCTGTGACAACCGCATTCCTGTTTTCGATGTCCACGTTTTCCCATGTCAGTGAAAGAATCTCTCCTCGCCGCGCCCCGGTAAGCAAAGCGAAGGAGACGATTCGCCTCATGATATCTGTAGACAGCCCATCAATAAGCTCTCTCGCCTGCCACTTCCTGATCCAGCGCACACGCACCTTTGGCTCTCTCAGTGAGGGTACATACGGTCTGTGCTCTATCCATCCATGCTTAAACGCCAGAGACAAGGCCCGCACGATAAAAGCCCTGTACCTGTTCACCGTTCCGTTAGCCAGTGGCTTGCGCGATTTATGAAGCGAGTGAGTCGGCATCATCCTTGCTATCTCATCACCCTTAACAGAAGAAACCGAGCGACCTTTGAAAACAGAGAGCCAGTATTTTGCATACCCCTTTTTGGTTTCATAAAGCGCCTGGTCTTCTGCATCTTTCATCGCCAGGAGAATGATGTCCTCGAATGCGTGATCGGGCTTCTTCTCAAGCTTCGTGATATCCCACAACTCATGCTTTATCTTGTCATGGTATTGCTGCGCCTTTTTCTTGTCTTCGGTGCCAGCAGAGCGTCTAATTCGCGCTCCGTCTGGAGCCGAGATATCAACCCAGTAGTTTTTCCCTCTTTTGTAGATCGGCATTCTGTAAACTCCTTACCGACCACAGCCAGCCGGATGACATTGTTAGTTGCCTGAGAAAAATTTGCGACACTTTCTTCGTTAGCTCGCCATGCTCCGCCGACTTTAAACATGTTGTAGCGGGCAGGGTTCCGGTAAATCGTGGAAGGAGAAATCTGCAGCCGCGCTGCCAGCTCTGACACCTTCATTAATTTTTCCATGGATCCGCTCTTTTGGCCCCAGACGGGGCCGGTCAATTCAACGTAAGTGCTTGCCGCGCTTTTCTGCGTCAGCCTGGCAACTCGCACACATCCGGCAGCCTGGCATAGCCCGGCGCCGCGCCTCTTCTATTTCATCCCCGCATTCGTCACAGTGAGTCGCTGATACCGCGTTGCGGTCAATGCGGTGCGCCTGAATGGCAGCCTGTCGCTGGAGTTCTTCAAGCTCGCTGGCGGCGTCGATAGTGTCTGGTCTCATGCTGCATGCTCCTGCTTCTGTTGTGCTGCCTGGTTAATCCACAGGCATTCGGTACGGACTTTGGTGCCACGCCCAGCGCTGATACGCGACTCCTTTTCTGACTTAAACCAGCCGGTCAGCATGTCGTTATAAACTTCGTGGTCGTAACCACTGATCATCACCATGCCCTGCATCGTTCTGGCCACAGCAAGCAGTTGCTCATGACCATGAACTGTCATTTCGTGGTTGTAGTAGCGGTTGCCCTGGACGCGTGTTTCAGGAACATACGGCGGATCGATATAATGCAGGGTCGTTTCGGCGTCATGGGCGCGCATAACTTCCAGAGCGTCTTTGTTTTCAATAATTACGCCCTGCAGGCGCTGGCATATGACAGCAAGGTTTGAAGGGTAACGCTCCCACAGATGTGCAGCTGTAGCGTATTTACGCTTGCTGTCGCTGCGGAAACCCGATGTGCCGCCGATACCAGCCGCAGAACCGAAGCCCATGCATGCACGTACCACCATGCGTCGGGCGCGCTCTACCGGATCAGCAGTGGCTTCGCGAGCTTCGCAAAACTCATCACGGGAATAAGGCGTGAGAGAGCATGCGTCCTGTAGGCGCTGATTCATTTCCGGGTCACGCAGAACACGGAAGAGATTCACAACCTCACCATCAAGGTCGTTGTAAACTTCGGCATAGCTGCGTGGCTTTTGCAATAGCACCCCGGCAGCGCCGCCGAACGGCTCCACGTAGCAGACGTGCTCAGGCATCTGCTCAATAATCCAGGGTGCCAGGCGGAACTTGCCGCCGTGGTAACGGATTGCCGGGTGCTTGATTTTGTTTTCCGTGCTCACGATTCCACTCCATACCGACCATTAAGCCGGCCAGTTTTGACTACGAACTCCAGGAGGCTGACGCCCAGCGGCGCAATCTGCTGGTGGTGTTTTTTGATAATTGGTTTCACCGTTGCATCCCATTGAGGCTTTGGCTTTTTGCTCATCGCCTTTTTTATTTCCTCGGTGCAACGGCGACACTGTGCGCGTGTAGCGTTTTCCTTCTCTGCTGGTGTCATGCGACCTCCCGCTTAGCCAAAAGCTTCTCGCCGAACTCCATCAACTCATCGCGGTTCACTGTGGTAAAACGGCAGTGAGTGCGCGGCCATGGATGCCAGATGACCAGCATTGATCCTTTGTTGTTCCCGTCTTTTTTCTTGCCAGTTGAGGGCTGAACAAAAGAAAGCCGACCGCCAGTGATAAACCGCACTTCGCTGGCTGTTTCGATGGCCTGGGTGAACCAGCCGACGGAGGTGTCCGCCGGGAGCAACATCACACAGCCGATCCGGCTCCATTTCTTTTCACTGGCCGCCTTTTCAACGTATGGGCCTATGTCGCTGTACGGCGGGTTCAACCATACATAGCCCTCTGCGTACCCCATGGCCTGAGGCCACGAGGTAGTGAGGGTGTTCTCTTCTTCCGAAATAAACAGGCGGCACAGGCGATTTTCTTCGGTGGCTGCCGCGTCCATCTGGAAAATGAATTCCGCGTTCAGTGCCGCAAACAATGCTGGCGGTGTGCGCCAGCTATCGCGCTGCTCTGGTGGGGTGTTGCTGCCGTTGAAATCAGTCATTGGTACGCTCCGGGTCAAACTCAGGCCAGTTATTGCGACGGTAGTTTTCTGCCAGGCGGCGCTGCTGAATGTCGTCGAGTGAGCGGCCAGTCATTTCGGCTACGCGGTCATTCGGCAGTAATTCGAGCAGCGCCAGTTCCTGCTGAGTCCATGGCTCATCAGAACGGAATGTCATCGTCGAATTCCGGTGTCTGGTTTTGCTGGCGCATAGCCTGTTGCAGGCGGGAATCAGGAACAGCGTTAGGGTCATTCTGAGGCGCGCCCCAGCCACCTGAATTTTGCGTATTAGGTGCACCCCAGCCTCCGCGAGACTGGTCATGTGGCTTGCGGTCATCCTTGTCTTTTACGGTGCGCTCCAGCGTGGCAATCGTTTCTGCTGGCGTTTTCTCGAAATACTCTTTGTAAGTCAGGCGCGAGCCAGGCTGGAAAATATGCCGGACCTCAAATTTGTAGCTATCGCTGCCGTCCTGTTTAGTGGTGAGAACTTTCTGGAGGAAGAACCCGGCGCGCTTACCTTCCAGTGCGGGAAGAAACCATTCAGTGCCGTTCTGGCCCTGCCGCTGTTGTGGCTGCGCATCTTTTACCTGAGCAGCCCACAGAAGGGCAGAAATCAGCCCCATACCAAATGTCTGGCTACCATCACGGCCAAGAAAGTTGATGCGCAAGAAATTGGCTTTTTGTCCGCTAACATCGATGGATAAAACAAGCGCCTGCGACTGTGATCCGTCTTTGCCAAATTCATAAACAGCAGACAGAATGTCGCCTTCATACGCACCGGTGTCCGTGATGCCAGCAGTTGCGCCAGCTTTGAGAGCGGCTTCCGAAGCCTGCTTGTTCCATGAGAAAGCTACAGGTTGATTCATCATTTTTTTGCTCCGTTATAAGTCAGAGAATTCAGTTATGGCGGCATCAAATTTCGCCAGGTCGTTATCCATTTCCGTAACACCATCACCGAGCAGATCAGGCGGGCATTTAACGGTGTCGTTGTCATCGCCCTTCAACAGGAACAGATGACGGCCATCGCGCTTGATGATTCGAAGCACAATCGGGAAGTAACCTTCCGGGGTAAGCTTTTCATTCAGCATCTTGCCGACAGTTTTCATGCGCACTTTCCCTTCGCTGTCTTCGGTATGAGCGAGAAAATAAACACGGAAGTCGTCAGGTAGCTGAGTAGCGGCCTCAATGATTCGCCAGGCGTGCTCTGCCATTTCAGTAAATTTGGTGTACCCGGTCTCATATGCCCGGTTCATATTTTCGTGCTGCATGACTGCCTGAAAATCGTCGATGATGAGCATCCGGCGACCGCTGTTAGCCATGTTTTGAATAACGTTGAACAGATGGCGCCCGTCACGAATATCAATGACGTTCCCGCGCTGGATAGAGTTATCCGGCAGTCTTTTACCGTGCAGTTTCCAGCCGCCATTGTTTTTAAATGGCAGAGCCTTACGGATGCAGCGGGCAAGGATGGCGTTTTCCGGGTTCACGTTGCGCAGGCTGTACGTCTTACCAAAACCGGAATCAGCAAGGATCAGAGTCATCATCGCCATACATCACCCCTGATTCAGCCAGTGATCGACAGTAAAACGCATGTCTTCGTCAAGCTCGGTACCGCTGGCCCAGCGAAGCCATCCCTTATCTGTTTTAGCCACTTCTTCAAAGGTTTTTCCTTTGTGTTTCCCGTAGTTGACCCAATGAAGCAAAGAAGGCGAATTAGTGATTTCTCGCATCTGGCCCACGGTCCATTGCGCATCCCGGCCCATATACATCAACAGCTCTGCTGTGACGTAGCAGTCATACAGGGCGCGGTGCGCATAGAGACCTTCCGGCACCTCTGGTTTAAGCCCCAGGCGATAACGAAGGTACTGGTTACTGTGCTTTTCAAATTCCGGGTAAAGCTTGCGCGCCAGTTTTAACGTGCAAATCCATGGCGCAGTGACCTGCGGCAGCTTGCCTTTGTCGAATGCGGCGTTGTGGGCCACATAGGCATCAGCACCCAGGTATTTCCCGATCACATCCGAGATAAGCGGCGCGTCTGCCACCATGTCTTCGGTGATGTGGTGAATAGCCATCGCCGAGAAGCCGATAGGCTCAGCAGGGCGAACCAGATCGCTCATCGGGTTGCAGATAACGCCGTTGACGATATCCACGCTGGCAATCTCCACAACGCCGCCCTCAAAGCTGGTTGTTTCGGTATCAATCACACGCAACATTGTTGAACTCTCCTGTAATTGCGTCGTTTACTGCGTCAAATTCAGCGAGCTGGTTTGCGACTCGCTCCAGGTCTTCGGGTTGCAGTCGGTACGCCAGACAAAGCATGGCGATCAGCATCATCCCTTCGAGACGGTTTACCATCTGCCTTTCCTCGTTCGGGTTGCCTGTGCCGGGTGCAACAGGAAAAAACGCTCAGCACAGCCCTTGTCATGGCAGAAATGTCCTGTACGGCTCGCCATGGCGGTGTGAATGGTGCGGACGTCGCAGTCATCCGGATGGCGAAGCTGGCCGCACTTGTCGCACATCACTGAGTTGAGATGTTCCGTGGCCGAAGCCAGGAAAATGCTTTCTGCAAAACTTCCGGCCACGCCGCGAGAATCGACGTACTCGATAATGTCTTCCGTGCGACCGTCGCTGTAAGTGAACGGGCCGCGACCAGTAAGCTTTACGATCTGCGAACCGAGTTTGAGACGAGAACCGACAGGAAGTGCTGCCAGTCGTTCAGAGGAAATACGCGGTAATGGATTCATAATTAACACTCCATATGGCTGAGAGAATCCCGGCACCATGGCGGCTGCCTGTGTCGATTAATTTGGTTTTGCCCGTCAGGGCTCAGAACTTCACAACGTCGCCATACGCGGATTTTTTTGCCATGCGGAATTCTTCCGATGCCTCCGCATACATCCCGTAATCACGAATACCGGCGGCAATCACAGCTTTGTTTCGGGCCGCGCGCAGATTGTTGGCATCAATGCGCGCCTGCTCTATCTGCTGCCAGTAACCGTGGTTAACCAGCCAGTCACGATTAACCGTGAAACCTTCACGCGGCGAATCAACTCGGGTAAGACGCCAGAACGACTGATTAGCCATTGGCGTTACTTTGTAGCGTTTGCCTTCATGAGTAATTTCCATCTCATCCTCTGCCGTTGTCGCCCGGCTGGCGGAGTTAAAACCATCTGCGCTGATTTGTGGGCCTCGCTGGCGGCGCCAGGCGCTTGTCTTCTGGTTGTCTCGGTGGACTGCAATTCACCGCCGCGAAGCCCGCTGTTTGGATACCAAAACTGACTCGCAAATCAGCTTTGGTAACGCCTCTCGACGAGAGGCTTAAAAAACCAGAACCCCTGAAAACTCAGCGAGAGTCTCTCCGTGCTCGTCCGTGACGTAGCCGTTAAAGACCAGGTCATGATTTGTGTAATCAGGTTCAGTGGTTTTTTCGGTTGGCTGTTCGTTGGTATTCATGGTGGGCCTCATCGTTGTTGTTTGGATGAGTTGATAATAGCTAAAGCGATTATTTGAGTCAATCGCCAAAACGATATTACCCATCGTTAAAGTGATAATTCATTGAATGATAAAGCGATATTTTTTTAACTGACGCGAAAAAATGATGGAAATAAGATTGAAAGCGAGGAGGGGAAGCGAGGCGATGATATTTAGTTAATAAAAAACCCGCCGTAGCGGGTTATGCAAATCGTTTGTAATCGACGGACTGCCTTAAAAGAACTTTAGCCATTATGTAAAAAGTGTCTTCGTCGCCAGCTTCAACATACCATTTTTCGTATATAGGGTTATCTGAAATCACAGCGAGGCGGTCCCTCTGCATTTGGAGGCGCTTAACGTGAAGTGTTTTACCAAAAACAAAGACGTAGACACCATCACCATCAAAATGTGTTACTCCGGTATCTACAAAAATTTGGTCTCCTGGAGAGATGGTACCCTCCATACTATCGCCGTTAACCGTTATGACTTTGACGTGTGTAGCTGGCCGATTGCCAAAAAGCGCCCGTGCCTGCTCTGTCGTATATTCAATGGCGCGTATAGTTTCGATGAAATCACTGGTCACAAGAGTGCCCGGACCGGCACTGGCTTTAACGTCGAGTACGTCCACGCGATAGATCCCATTCAGTGATGGCTTCACCTGGTATAGCGCAGTCGGTTCACTGGTGCCAATGGCAGCCATTTCACCTTCACCAGTAGAAAGCCATTCAGGCCGCACACCCAATACAGAGGCAATTTCCACGGACTTGCGGGAGCCGTTAGCATCATTGAGTAATTTATGAATGCTGGATTGGGCCATCCCGACATCTTTTGCCAGTCGACCCTGTGTATATCCTGCATGTTTCATTGCCTGTGCCAGGCGTTCCGAGAATCCCATATCCACCTCTGCCATTACCTCCATTAACTCTATCGCTCTAGCGATTATTAAGCAAAAAATCGCCTATGCGATTGACATTCGCTAAAGTGATATCCATAATCGCCTTACACTGATAGCTGAGGTGATTATGAAAACCCCAACGGTAGAGAAGAACTCCGCAGTAGAAAAAGCGATCGCCATTGCTGGCAGCCAGAAAGAGCTGGCCAGACGTTGCGGTAAAGCCCAGTCCACTATCTGCGACTGGTTGAACGGAAAGAAACGAATCTCCCCGGTTCATGTTCCTGAGTTGGTGAGAGCTGTTGGCGGTGAAATCCAGGCTTATGAATTCCGCCCGGATCTGCCGTCTATCTTTCCACATCCCGACAACCACGCCGCCTGACCGGCGGCCCAACACCAAGAGGAAGTATCACAAATGGACACCTTAACGACACGCAACAAATTGGAGGCCCGGAGGATAGAGAGCTGGTTACATAGCCAGATAGCAGACCTGGGTACGACAAAAATCGCAAACATAGCTGGCGTAAACAAATCGACGGTAAGCCGCTGGCGGGAAAACCTGGTGCCGAATATGTCCCTGCTGCTGGCCATTCTGCTGGCGAACCGTGAAGCCGAGAAAGGTGACATGGAGGCTTGAATGTCTGTTCTGAAAGGTGAAAGCCGGACTGCTCGAACAGTACCGGCCTTCGAAGCGAATTAACTGGATCAATTCACAGGAGTAATTATGCCTAAAGCTAATCGTTTTTACCAGGCTCAAAACCATAAAAACGTCACTCGTGAGCGATTCATCCGTTCGGTTAATCCTGAGGTGGCCGAGAAGATGCGCGCCATCTTGGAAGAACTGAAACGCAAGGAGAGTGACCGTGGATAACCTCGCAAAAGTAATACCATTCAGACCGTCTGTATCGGTCGTGGAGCGTCAGGTGGCAGATATTGATGATGGGTATACCCGCATCGCTAACGAGCTGCTGGAAGCGGTTATGGCTGCCGATTTAACGGCGCGCCAGCTTAAAGTCGTTCTGGCGATCATTCGAAAAACCTACGGGTTCGGAAAAAAGTTTGACCGCATCACTAACACCCAGATTGAAGCGATGACCGGAATTCATCACACGCATGTTTGCAAGGCTAAAAACGAGATGATTGGCATGAACATCATCATCAGAAGTGGTCTGGCAATTGGTGTGAACAAGTGCATTTCTGACTGGAATTTCAGCATTAGCCAATCTGGCAAAGCATTAGCCAAAACAGCTAAAGAAACATTAGCCGACTCAGCTAATACCCATAAGCCAATTCAGCTAAACACAAAAGAAACTATTCAAAAGAAAGAAAGAAAAGATCCCCCTAAATCCCCCAAGGGGGAATGTGACGGGCTGGAAGAAAAACAGGTCTCACAGAAAAAAACGGGTATCGACTACCAGGCTGTGATGGCTGCATACAACACCACCCTGGGAGACCGACTGCCGAAGGCTGAATCCCTTAACGAAAAACGTCGTCGCGGCATCAAGCGTCTGATGTCCGAACTTAAAGAGCCCACAGTTGAAGCTGTAGAAAACTATTTTTCAGCTTTTTCCCGTGCTGCAAAGCCGTTTTATTTCGGTGAAAACGACTCGGGCTGGCGTGCAAGCTTCGATTACCTGTTGCGTTCTGACACGCTGATCAAAACGCGGGAGGGGTCATTGTGAGCACAGAAATCCTGACCATTCCTCACAACCTGGAAGCAGAGCAAAGCGTTATCGGTGGCCTGCTGCTGGACGACGACAACAGCGAAAGAACCCAAAAAGTTCTGTCCATCCTGAAACCGGAGTCGTTTTACATCCGCGCCCACCAGGTACTGTTTGCCGAAATGCGCCAGATGTACCGGGACAACAAACCGGTAGACGGGCTGACACTGTTCGACGCACTGGAGAGCAAAGGAATTACAGAGCAGGTCGGCGGCTTTGCGTACCTGGCTGAAATCTCCAAAAACACACCCAGCGCCGCCAACATCGTCGCCTACGCCATGTCTGTGCGTGAAGCTGCTATGGAGCGTTTCGCTATCCAGCGCCTCTCAGAGGCAGTGGAAATGCTGTATTCCCGCAACGGCATGACGGCTGCGCAGAAATACGAAGCTATCCAGGCGATATCTTCGCAACTGACAGACCATGCCCGCACCGGTTCACGTCGCGGCGCCCGCCCTCTGATGGACGTCATGGAAGACTGGCTGGACGAACTGGAAGGGCGTTTTGATCCTAACAGCCGATCCCGTGGGCTTTCTACAGGGATCCCCTCACTCGACGCACTGTTGCAGCCAAAAGGGCTTGTACGCGGATCCCTCCTGGTTATCGGCGCCCGTCCGAAAATGGGGAAAACCACGTTTTACAGCCAACTTGCCATCAACTGCGCGCTGCGGGAAAACCTGCCGGCCGTCATGTTCAGTCTGGAAATGCCGGACAAGCAAATCTTCGAACGCATGGTAGGGCAATTGTCTGGCGTTAACACCGACATTTTCTACCGTGGCGCCGACGATGAGTCCGAGTTTTCCCATGCCAACGCCCGGGCATTGCAGATGGCTGAAAGCGGAAATTTCTTTATCGATGACACGCCTGGTGTTTCGTTCCAGCACATCCAGTCAGAAGCCCGGCGCATTAAGCGCGAAAATGGCCGCGTCGGAATGGTGCTGGTCGATTACCTGACGCTGATGACCGCTGAAAAAGCCGATCGCAACGACCTTGCCTACGGGCTGATCACCAAGGGGCTTAAGAACCTGGCTAAAGAGCTGGATTGCGTCGTTGTCCTGTTGACGCAGTTAAACCGCGATCTGGAAAAACGCACCAACAAACGTCCGCTGCCGAGCGACTCCCGCGACACCGGACAAATTGAGCAGGACTGCGACTACTGGATCGGTATTTATCGCGTCGGCGCCTATGACGAAACCGCTAACCAGAGCGAAACGGAGTTGCTGTTACGCCTTAACCGGCATGGCCAGAGCGGCGTTATTCACTGCGAACAACGCAACGGATCAATCTACGACTGCGACCAGGAGACGGCGCGGCGCCGGACCCAGGAACGCGAAGAAAAACCGAATAAACGAGGTGGCTTCTGATGAAACAGGTAACGATGGAAAGCGTAAAGCAGCGCATTCAGCAACTAACCAAAAGTGCCGGGCGCAATGATGCCTATCAAATCAGCATCAACGAAGAGCGTGAGCTTGCCTGCCTGCGCGAGCTGGTGGCGGTGACCGAGCAGCGCGACGCGGTGGTGGTGGAGAATGTGGCGCTTAAAAAAGTCATTAGCGATGTCCAGGGGATTTATTACAAATCTGATGGGGTTGCTGGTTATCACCTAAACGGACAAATAGCCACTTGGGATGAGGTAATGCCTGATTTGTGGGAAATCGAAACCCCCGCCACCGACGCCGCAATCGCAGCCCTGCGAGCAGAAGGGGCGTACTTCGTTGCCAACAGGATGCTGGCTGCATGGGAGGCGGGATTCATTGATGACACCGCCAAGAACGCATCTGACATTGCCCGGATGATTCTCACGGCTACAGAGTTTATGTCAGAAGCACCTGCGGGTGATTTTGACCGTTCATTTGCAGACGGCGTCCTGGATGACTTCGCCCGCCAGCTTCGCGAGAGCAAAGGTGAGGTGCAATCGTGATTTCCATGACGCTTGAAGAATTTCGTAAAACCATCAAATCACAGGGTGTTGAGCATAATGATTTCGCTTTCAAATGCCCCATGTGCGGGACTATTCAGTCAGCAAGAATGTTGATAGCCGCAGGTGCAGGGAAAGACTTCGAAGAAGTTGAAAAGTACTTAGGATTTTCCTGCATTGGTCGCTTTACGGGAAAAGGTAGCCCATCAAAAGAAAAGGGCAATAACCATGGATGCAACTGGACTCTTGGCGGCTTGTTCAGCATGCATGAGCTCGAAGTGGTAACACCAGATGGCAATAAGCATCCTCGATTTGAGGTGGCCACACCAGAAGAGGCAAAAGCCCTGGCTGTGAAATCCAGCGCAGTCGAGAGCAAAGGAGCGCAGTCATGACACGCATCCGCAATTTTGGCTGGAATCGCATCAAGCTTGCCACGTTGAGTTATGAGCAAATTGCTGAGCTTGAGGCTCAGGTCAAGGCGGAGCATGCGTGCAATGACGGCATCCACATGTACGACAAGGCAGGTCGTGACAAGCTGGATGCGCTTAGCTGGGCCGTCTACATCAAACAGAAACAGGAGCGCAACTCATGACCCTGACCAACGAACAGATTCAGGCACTCAGAGCAAAATACGTCGACAGAATTATTGCCGAAATTAAAGCGAAACATAGCCATTACGATGCTTATGCGCCTGTAATGACTTGGGGTGAATTCTGCACGATTTCTACAGAGCGTGCTGCTGATAAGGCGCTGATTGCGGAGCAGGCGAAGCGCATTGCTGAACTGGAGGCCAAGACGATCACCGTTAAGTTGCCGCCAAAAGTTGATTCTTCAAATGTGCCATTCGCTGCACATGCGTGGAATTCATGTATCGATGAGGTTTCTAAGTGTCTCACCGCCGCTGGCATCACTTTAGTCGTGGGGGAGTGAAGATGGCACTAACTCACGATGAACTTTGCCAGATCGCTTACTCGTTCCTCAAGCGCAATGGCTTCAAGGTGTGCTTTCACGATCGCTTTATTGCTGTAACCACAACTGGCGAACAGCCTGATGCTATGGGTTTTCGCAATCATGCATCGTGTTTGATAGAGGCGAAGTGTTCGCGGTCTGACCTGCTGGCTGACCGCAATAAGAGATTCCGTAAACAGCCTGAATTGGGAATGGGTGACTGGAGATTTTTTATCAGTGAGCCAGGCATTATCTCCATTGATGACCTTCCCGCAGGCTGGGGATTGCTCCATGTGATAAATGGAAAAGTACGCAAAATACACGGATGGCCAGGTAATGCGCTTTGGGGTTGTGACGAATATAAGCCATTCATCGGCAATAAACAGGTTGAGTGCGATTACATGCTATCTGCTTTGCGTCGCATGGAATTGCGTGGGCATCTTAACGAAATTTATGACGGTGTAATAGTTAATCGCCGGGAGGACGTATGACAGCACAATTACCGAGCAGAGAGATTTTACAAAAAATCATCGAAACAGCCAACGAAATCATAACGGTAAATAATGGCACCAATGAGGATATCTGGGAAAACGACACGGCTACCATTATAAGCCTTTACGACCGTCTTAACGATGATCTGGCTAGTCCGTCTGTAGTGAAAGTGCTGGCTGAATTTGCACTGGCGGCGCATGAGCAAGAGCCGGTGCCCAACTACATCGGCAGCAAAAATGCGCTTGATTCTATTGTTGCCTTCATAAAAAGCAACAACAACCCAACACTCAACGACTACAACAGCGTGTCTGAACGATTGTTTGCTGATAACTGCCAGAGTCTTTCTTCTCATGTGATTGAGTACATAACGCGCATAGGTGGAGCGCTGGAAGACCTCCGGCAGGACGCGGCCCACCCCGCGCCAGTCCCTGCGGTGCAGCCAGTGATGTTTATTGATGGTGATATTTCATCTGAGGACGCTGATAAGCTGGCAAAAGTTATACGGGAGTTCAATGAAGAGGATGAAAGGCCATTAGCAAAAATGGCGCGAATTATTCGTGAAAACCCACACCCAACAAATGAATGTGATATGCCGCGTTCTGAGCAAGTCACTGCGGTGCCGGAAAATCCACCTTTTGCGGTTATGCAGAGAGCGCTTGATGCGTTTTATGCTGAGGATGACGAAGTGCCAGAGAATCAGATGCTGGCAGCATATCGCGTATTCCACTCCGCCATGCTCAACGGGGGTAAATCGTGA